TGCCGAAGTTTCCACCGGTGACGACGGTCACCTTATCATTCCAGGTCGTGTAACCGCCCTGCCCGCGCTCAAACGAGGCGTTAGCGATCATGTTGCCCGGAATATTGCCGTCTGCGTCGGCGCTGGCATCAGAGCTGCTCAGGGCGTTTTGCAGGCTGGTCAGGCTCTGCCCCTGGGTCGTGAGCTTTCCTTCCGCCGCCGTTACGCGGTTTGTCAGCGAGTTCACGGCGGCGGCATCGGCCTTACCATCGACTTTTCCTGACAGCCCGCTGAGGGAGTTCCGGAGGGATGTCAGACTTTGTCCCTGGCTTGTAATTTCTCCCTCTGCGAATGTCACCCGGGTCGTCAGATTGTTGATGGCCGCGGCGTTTGCCGTGACCGCCTGGGTTCTGCGCGTAATGACGGGGTTATAGAGCGATACGGTCACCGTGGTGTGTCCGCCCGTCTGCAGGATTGCCGTCGTGCAACCCGCCGGCACCACTATTCCGGTTTTTTCAAACCGGTATTTTTCCCCGGCTGAAAATGCATGCTCTTCAGTATAAGTGCTGATATTACTGACGCCGGGGCCATCGAATCGAATTCCCACCGATAGGCTGACAACGGCGCTAACATGGATGCTGACGGCCAGATCCAGAATATCCCCGGCGGTCACCTGAAATTTCCCCGATGAGGGTTTATAACCTGCGGTTGAGTTCAGCGCCGGATAACCGTCAATAGTCGCTGCCCCCTGCTTCTCCCATCCCTGCCCGTCATTCAGCATGTTCGGGTTAGGTACCAGGTTCTCGCCAGCGGTGATGCTGTTGCTCAGCGAGGTGATGCTCTCACCCTGTGAAGCCAGCTTGCCCTCTGCGCCCGATACCCGGTTTGTGAGCGAAGTCAGCGCCGAGGCGTCGGCTTTATTACCCAGCGCCTTATTAACATCGCCGAGGCTGTTATTCAGCTGAGTAATTAACTGGCCCTGCGATGTCAGGTTCCCCTCTGTCGCCTCCACGCGCGAATTCAGTACCTGCGATGCGCTGGCGGCAGCGAGCTGGCCAGCGCCGGAGAACATCTGGTCAACGTTGTCAGAGAGTTTCAGGCCCAGCCGGAAATATGCGTTTCCGGACCACTGCTGGGTCACTACCTCGATAGTGTTCCAGCCTTTTTTGAACGGCAGGGTGACCGCAACTTCCGTCGAGCTGAGTTTCGCCACGCTGACGCTGTTGATGTAGATCTGCCCGGTATCATCCATCACCCGTGAGCCAGGCTTGCAGACCACCTCTTTGTCGGCGCTGACGTAAACCAGGGCCCTGAAATAGGCGTATACGTTCGAGCCCGCAGACGTAAAATCCAGGCTTGCGGCATCGGCCACCTCTGAAATAGACGCCGGCTGCACGCCTGCCAGATCCGACAACGACGGGATATAGGTCGAGCCGGGCGCCCGGATGTAGAACAGCTGCTGTACCCAGCAGTTCTTCTTCCCGTTTGTAGCGCTGTTCTGCAACTCAGTGATAGCACTGCCCTGGGTTGACAGCGTTTTTCCCTGCTGTGTTACCGTTGTCTGCAGCTGCTGCAACGCGCTGGCATCGGCTTTTTTCGCCAGGTCTCCCTGTACACTCGACACGTCGCCGCGCAGCTGCGTGATGGCCTGGCTGGCCGTTTCGATCCTGCCTTCAGCTGCATCGACTCGTGTAGTTAGACCCTGCACCGCATCCGCACTGGCATTATCCTCCTGTGTGGCGCGCCAGTCGGTTGCCAGCGTTCCGCGCTCAAGCTGGAAGCGGACCAACTGACAGCCAGTTTTCTGGGTTACGTCTTCCAGAATTATGGTTACTGCGTTTCCGGTAACCGCAATTTTTGAGCCTGCCGGCGCGACCAGCGTCCCTGTCCAGCGATACAAATTATCTGCATAACGGGTGATTTTTCCTTGGTACACATAAAAACGCAGCGACCAGTTATCGCCACTGCTGCCTTTTCCCAGTGCAACCGTTGAAAACGGCTTCTCCGTTCCAAAACCGTCATCCAGCTCCTGATACCAAAGCGACAGAGTAAAGGGCGTCGGCTCCTTGATATCAGCAGCGCGCATGAACGATACCGGCGACATCGAATAGGTCGCATATTTGCTGGATGGAGAGCGTAAGCGCACAGGAGCTGAGCTTTTATCAGAGTTCAACAGCAGGTTTGTGCCACCGACTGACATACCATTCAGCGTACTGCTCAGACCGGTAATCGCCTGACTATTAGCGGACACGCGGCCATCAATCGCCGTCACGCTGGTTTTCAGATTCTGAATCGCCGAGCTGTTGGCTCCGATCTTGCTGTTCGCGTCCTTGAGCCCGGAATCAAGCTGGGTGAGAGAGTTTGCCTGGGCCTGATTTTCGCTGGCCAGCGTATCGAGGCGCTGAGTGACGGAAGATTTATTCGCGTTGTAGTCGGTGCGCAAGGTATTCACGTCAGACGCTATCGCCTGCTCAGCGGTAACGCGCGCCTTGCGCTCGTTATACAGCAGGCCACTGACCAGCTTATTCGGGTCGGTGCCGGTTTCATTACCGCGCAGCTGAACCGCCAGCGTATTACGCGCAGCGGCCTCGGCGGCGTCAGCGGACGTCATCGCCGAACGCAGGTCCTGGATCTGCGCCTGGCTGGCGCCTGGCGTCGGCCGGCCAACGGCAAACCAGTCGACGGCAAAATAGTTATTCGCGTCCTGGTTCGTGGCAAAATCAAAACGCAGTCGGCGAATCGTCCCGGATGAACCCCAGCGGATATCCGCAACCGACAGTACGGTCAGACCCGTGGCCGGATCGAACGCCGGTTCATCGACTATCAGTCGACGGGTATCAGCCCAGCCTGTTTCATCAGCACCAATCCAGTACATGGCACCGCGCCAGGTCGGATTACCCACGCGCTGAATACGCAGGCGCAGGTATTTGTACGCAGTGCCATCGACGGCCAGCGGATTCGGTGAGCGCATCGTTGACGCGCTACCTGCTGGCAGTACCCATCCCTCCTCTGTTGTGGGCAGGGGAGAGTTTCCGGAATCATCGGCACTCCAGCCCTCCGGGCCGTTATCGAAATACCAGATTTTCAGGCTATCAAACTGCTCGCCTGTCCCGGCGGAAACGGACGCGATCTGCTGTGCCAGGCTGTCGAACACGTCCTGCATCGTGGTGTTGGTGCTGGAGATCTGCGCCTCAACCTCATTTTTAGCCGAGAGCAGATTGTCAGCGGCCTCCCTGGCTACTGCCGCATCGTCCGTCTGCGCCTTTTTAATCGCCGCGGCGACATCATCTGCCGCTTTTTTAGCATTGGCGAGATCGCCGGCGGCACGGTCGCGCACCTCTTTGGCGAGGTTGTCGGCGTTAGTTTAACCCTGCTGCGCGGCCTGCGTGATGTCTGCGGCGTTTTTGGCAACATCATTAGCCATTGCATCTGCTGAGCGCTGCGCCGCGTCAGCAGCATCCTGCGCGTGCTGGGCCGCATCCGAGCTGTCTTTGATACCGCTGTTCAGTTCACCCCAGGTATCCGTGTCACGAATAGCGTCGTCCAGATTTTTGTAATAATCATCCATGTTGTCGCTGGCCATGCCGTAGATCCAGCCGGTCCAGGGCGATTTATTGCCGAGGCGGTCTACCAGGCGGGCGCGATACCAGAACTGCTGGGCGAACTGCAGGCCCATCTGCTGATAGCGGTTGCCTGGGTAAGCAATATCGGTCAGCGGCAGCGCGCCGGTGCCGTCCTGGTTCGGGCTGTACTGCACTTCGGTACGCTGAGTGTCTCCAGAGTTAGCCGGGAACCCCCAGGAGATTTCAATGCCGGCCGTGAGCGAGGTAGTGGCCAGGCCCACTGGCGCCAGCGGTTCGCCGATTTTTCCCGTCAGCGTCTTCTCTTCAGAGTACGCCCACCCGCTCGACACTTCAGCAGCGTTGATTGCCCGGACGCGCACCAGATAGCGGCCGGCATAAATGCCGCTGACCTCGAAGGAGGTAGTTGAGCTGCGCGGGATGTTGATCCAGTTACCGTCGTTACGGCGCCACTGTGCTTCATACGCGATAGCGTTCTTCACGTCCGGCCAGGTCGCCCGCATCGTTGCAATGCTGATGCCCTGATTAACTATGGAGTACGATGTGATGTCCACCCGTTCCGGCGGAGACTGATGACCCGGCGGCACAATACTGACCGGCGGAGCATCAATAATCACGCCAGTATCGATGCGGGGGAATTTATTAGGATCGTGAGCTGCACCGGTAACGGTATATGTTCCATCATTGTTGTCACTGACGCTCACGACGCGGTACTGCTGCAGGCTAAGATCGTCCCACTCAATAGCCCAGACGGATTCCGGCTGCGGTGTCTCACTGAATGGGGTTGTGACAGTAACCTGGCGGCCCCCGTTTACAGATTGGATAGTCCGGCTTTGAGAAATACCTGATGGCAGGTTGACCTGCAGGCGCGCGCCTGCAGGGGCATTAACGTTGCGGTCGAACGTGATAACTCTGCCGCTGACGGAGCTGATGCGACCACCGTTCGAGCGCCCTGCCAGCATTTCGTCAGCAACAGCTATGATGTATCCCGGCTGCGGAATATTGCCTTCGAGGCCAACGCCAAACGTCACAATCCGGTCTTTATTGTTGGTCAGGATCCCCCAGCGGCCCTTGCGGTTTGCCTCCGACTGACGGGTGCAGCCAATGGCCGTCATTTCCAGCTGGTTGAATCCGTAGCGCGCTACCAGCGGCTGCTCAAAAACAGGCTCCATGGCGTCGGCATACGCATTTGCCGGGTCCGACCATGACACTAACGCGGTGGTATAGCGCGTTTTCGCAGAACTACTTGAGTAGGTGAATTTACCGTCGACCACGTTTGCGCGGGTGTAGGTGTAATCAACGTCGCGCGGCATGTCAGCCAGGGCAACAATCTGATCGCCGCCCCAATAAACCATACCGCGAAATATGGCAGCAAAATCGCGAAGGACGGTGTAGGCATCATTGCGATCCTGAACGTAAACATTGCAGAAGTAACGCGGCTCCTTGCCATCGCCGCCCTTACCGTCCGGGACCAGCTGATCGCAGTATTGCGCAACTTCATACAGCGTCCATTTGCTAATATTTTGAGCCGTCAGACGATTACCCAGACCAAAGCGATCGCTGACAACCAAATCGTAAAAAATCCACGCAGGATTATCAGTCCAGGCCCATTTAAACGCCCCGGTCCAGATGCCATTATAGGTTCGCGACTCGGGATCATAGGTATCCGGAACGCGAATGACGCGTCCGCGAGGCTCGCAGGTAATTTGCGGGATGGAACCGTTAAACTGGCTGGAGTCAAACTCGATATAAAGCAGTGCCGTATTCGGATAGCGCAACTTTGCATCGATCACTTCCGTGTAGCTTTGCAGCGACATTTTGTCGCCGACTTTTGCGCTGTTCGCGTCAGTTGTAATTTTACGCAGGCGCACCGTCCAAGTACTCCCCGCTTGAGGCAGATCGATACGATGGCTGCGTTCATAACCTGATGTCGTTTTCCCGGTCACAGCAGTATCGATAACGGTTTGCCAAGTGCCGCCATCGGTCTGTAAATCAATAGCGTATTTGACGGTATTACCGACCAGATCGCCGTTGTCCTCCTGTGTAAATAGCGAACCCCATTTCAGGCGCAGGCGAATAGCTGACAACTGGCTATTCGTAAACGTATGGGTCCAGGCGGTGGTGCTTTTGATCTCAGTCCCGAGACTGATTTCATTTTCAGAACCCGGAATGCCCTGGATATAAGCCTGCGCCTGAGTACCTGAACGAAACTCCCATGCTACGCCGCTGAAATTTTGGGAACCATCGGCGTTTTCAAGCGGAGTCCCGTCGAGATAAATATCCTTTGCAGTCAGGCCACCAGCAAACTCACCTTCTCCCAGTGCCATCAATATTTTTGCTTTGGCTACTGACTGCAGGTCGTCCGGCTGCTCAGTGGGTGTACGCGATTTTGATTTACCGCCCTTGCGGCCTTTGATTTCAATAGCTGTTGCCATACTGCACCCATAAAAAAACCACCCGAGGGTGGCCTGATTGAGAAAGTTTATTTATTGCTGGTCTTCAACGTATATCCCGGCTGAAATAACCGCTCCGCCGATACGCCGCCTGCCATACAGTAGGGCGACGGGATTGCCCTGAGCCGTGGTGTTAGTTGCCCCACCAAAGGCATATGAAGCTTTATTGTCGCTATCCTGCTTAGTAGCAAGCCCTTTAGGTTGAGGCGACAGCATCTGAACAATGCCCCCTAGCGCCATCGCAGCCCCGAACTGCATCAAATATGGTGATGCCGCTGCTGCTGGCGTAAAGGATAGGATTGCACCGACAGCTACTAAAGCAACACCTAAAATAGTTTGGAACATTCCAGCTTTTTTACTTCCTATAATCAACGGTACAATTCTAATAACATCCCCAGTAACAGGCATTCCCAGATCGTCTTCACTAATATTTTTATTACCACGAAATACCGCATAGGTTAACCCACGCTCCTTGCTGGTTAGCATAAAACTTTCGAAGCCTGGTATAGTTTTAGCCAATGATAAAGTAGCCTCACCTGTTTTCATAATCAGGCGATCATGAACTTTACCAAATTTCTTACCAAGCACTCCGCCCAGCTCGATCTGACAAAGAATTTCTTTCATAAAGATACCTAGAAAAGCCGCTAGTCAACGCGGCGAAGTTATTACTCTATTGTGGATGCCAAAATATCCACATTAGCACTCTGATCGATAAACACTCTAAAATACCTTGGGGTGTTACTCTTTATTGTAAAAGAGCGTTCTTTCCTTTCTGGTCCATGACACAAGCCAGAGCCAATAAACCCTGCACCTATAATAACCTCGCCGGGGTCAACATATGCGGTAACTTTTTCACTTGTATCAAGATTCGCGAGTTGATCACCATTAATATATATAGTGATCTCGCATCCACCAGCAATAAAACCCTTGTCACGAATAATCGTAAGCGCAGTCTTATTTTCATTTTTTTGATACTTAATAACGGCTGGAACTTCTTTTGCTGCCTTCGGTGAGACTGGGGTTGTGGAGCAACCGGCTAGAGAAAATAAAGCTAAAACAATAAATATTTTTTTCATTACTTATCCCCTATTGAGTTTCATGAATATTAACACAGGGATTTGTAACGCACGACTTTCATCGTTCTCTCTCGCCAGTATCCCCCATAAGGCACTCGCTGGCTTAAGTGCCCATACAGGTGATGTAGCAGCATGTTGCCCTCAAGCAGGACCCCGGCATGATTCCACTTGTTCGACTGCACTTGCATGATTACCATATCGCCGGGCTGCGGCGTGCCAGTAAACTCCCTGAAGCCACACTCGTACCAGCGATCGCGATAAAGGTTTTCGGGGTAACTATCCTCCCACCAGGGATAATCCAGCCGGAGATCGGGTAGCTCAACACCGTGCGTCTGCCGGAAATAGCTCATGATGAGCCCATAGCAATCAGTGTGGCCCAATACAAACGGGCGCTCCAGAAGCGGCAGTTCACCCCGCGGCTGAATAGTACGCAAATCCCCCTCCGGCCAGCTAACGATATGCCATGGCAGCAGGGTCGCATCGCATTGCGCCTTATCAAGCTCGCTGGGCTGCGTGGTGGCGTCTGGGTGACTGTGAACGATGGCGATCGCCGGCCCCCAGTCTTCCGCGGCGGCGTAATCCTCAGGGGACAGGTGGAAATGTTCTGTCGGCTCGGCAGCCAGATTTCGACATGGGAAATAGCGCTCAACCCGGCTCTTCTGACAGATAACCCCGCAACACTCCCGCGGGTACTCTGCTGCCGCATGAGCCATAATGGCATCAACCGTTTTTTGTCGCATGTTAGCTCCTGATCAACGAGGTGCCAGGGAACCCACCGAACGGCAACTCATTATTTTCACCAAAGCGCAGCTTGCACGCACGCAGCGTGCCGTTACAGACATCATGAGATGGGTCATCAACCGGGGCATTATTTTTATCGAAATAGCGGCTACCGGCATAATCGCAGCCGTCACCGGAACGGTATTTGTTACGTATGCACCAGGTGCAGAGCGAGTGAAGCTGACGCGTGGGGATCATCAGTCCTTGTAAATCCATCGGGCTGGAGAGCGTAAACTCAACAGTTTCATTAGTTTCGCTGTCTTTTGAGTCAATATAAAAAACCTTCAACTTTTCCTGCGTTGGATCCGCTGTAGGGTTGCCGCCCGGAAAGTTTTCAGCGTCCAAATACTGTGCCAGCGTATCGTGAATACTGACTTTGGCCTGCAGCAGGTCGTCATACGCGAGACACAATGCGGTGATAGAACTGTCGAGGTTAGCAACTGACAACTTGGGTTGTGCAGCACTGCCGCTGGTTGATGTCTCAATCCCCTCTATCTGGCATGGCCATGCAGAGTATTCCATCCCCTGCCACCAAATAGACTTAGCAGGGAGTTTAACTTCATAGCCACCCACAGCGCTAATTTCCTCCGGCGTATGAGCGATATTATGCGAATGAAATCGCAAAATATCGTCAACGCCAAAGGTCGTACCATCAACCTCAATAAGCCTAATTTCATTTCCCGGCTCCAGCTTTTGATAATCACTATTTAGACTCATGGTGCAAATGCCTGTTCAAACGTTGCAGTAACGCTGATGATTTTTTTACTCAGCGGAGTTTGTTGTAATGTATTGGCGCCCACGCGCCACAATGCCAGTTCACCAAAGGGAGGTTTAAAGGCGAATGATTTTGTTTTATGCCGCCTCAGGAACTTATAAATATCCAGAGCAGTCTTAACATCACCAGAAAATGAAAACTCGTAGCTCAACGATTCTTCGTTTATTCCATTACCTGAAACCTGAGAGTAACCATCACCAAATTGCACTTTACGGATATTATCTGTGCTTTTGGTAGGAGACTGGCTAGCGGCCTGAATACGCCAGCTGAATGTTTCAATCGACATATTACCTGCCTTTATTTGCACTCCAGATAATGCCCCCCGGACGTAGCTCTTTAGCTATTCCCTCACGCACTGACCGATCCACGACTTTTTGGTAGGCTCGGCCCAGTGCGTCCGAACTACCCTGCTGCTGATCTGCGCCTGCCTGTTGCGTGGTCACGCTGACAGGAGCATAAACGCTGATCCCCCCACCAGCCGACAAGCCCGGCGGGGTACCAGAGCCAACATAACCACCAGTGGCGTAGCCTTTCATCATCCGGTAAAGGTTGCTGATCCCGATTCGACTTGTTGCCTCTTTGGTGAAGACGAATTCTCCGCGGTGAACCACACCGGCCGGCTCATATTTACCGCCGTGTCCTGTATAGCCACCGCCGTCAAATCCGGACACATACCCGCCTTTCCAGTGCAGGGGTAATGCCCCGGCTGCAGAGTTATATGCCCCGGATGGCGTGCTCCCACCAGCAGACGCGCCGCCGGATACCCAGCCCATGGCAGCCTGAAAGGTGTAGGCCACAATCAACTGATTTATGACCTGGGCAATCATTTTCAGAATTGAGGACGTAAAGCTCTTGAAGCTGGCTTTGCCGGTCGTCGTCAGTTGGGTTAGCTGATCTGCCAGTCCGCTGAATGTGGACTGGCAAGCCTGCTTCATCGCGTCATAGACGTTAGTAGCCGAGTCCTGATATTCCGACCACCCCTTTTTAACCCCGCTCAGCCAGTCTCCCCGGAGCCGATCCTCAGCATCGTAATAACTATTTGCAGCCCGGAGCTGCTGCCTAAATCCCTCATCATCCAGCGATCCCCCGGCATTTTTCCAGCCTGCCGCCAGTTGGGCCTTTGCCAGTTGCCGCTGCCCCATACGGTCGCTGATAGTGGCGCCGCCCTGCATCGCCTGCTGCTTTTCCGCCATCTGTGTGACGTACTTTTGAGCAGTATCCATGCGTTTATTGAGTTGCTCCTGGGCAACAATCTGATCGCCCAGTAAAGCTTTTTGCCGTGCCAGCTGCAAAACCTGCTCTTTACTAGACAGCAGTGACTGCTCTTGCTTCGTGAGCGCCCGGGCCCTTGACGCCTCTTCCAGCACCTGGAATTTTGCCTCAGTGGTCCAGAGGTCTTTCCGCTGCTGGCTGATAGTGTCATTCTGCCCCTTATGTTGCTGCAAAATCCGCAGTTGAGCCTGAAGCGCCAGGAGTTCCGCCTGGGCTGAATCAAGCGCTTTGTCACCTGCGGTTGTGTGAGTCTCGCTTTTTTTGCTCCGGTTTTTCTTAATTTCTGCAGCGGCCTTAGATACCGCATCCTGCTGTCCGGGCCCGGCGGCCACACGCACATCTCGGGCGCGCGCAACATACCCCATTTCGCCGGCGCGAATTCTGGCATCACGCTCAGCGATCGACTTCTCCAGCTCAGCATTCTGCTTTTTGTTGGCTTCGATAAACGCCTGGTTTTGCGCGATGGCGTCCTTACCAACGTTGCCCATCCCCGGTATTTTTTGGGCTGCCTGTTGAGCACTCAGCACAAATTCGCGAATGGCAATATCGCCGTTATTGAGTAAAAGCCTGACCTGCTCAACGGTTCCGGCAACGACATCAGTGATCAGGTTCAGCGCACCGATGGTGTGATCGCCAACCCAGCGCCAGGCATCTGACGACCATTTTTTGATGTTGTCCCACATCTGCTCCAGAGGGGTGCTGGCATCATCAATTTGCTGCATGCGTTCACCCATGGTGTCCGCAAACAGCTTCATTCCCTCTGTAACAGCCGCCTGTTTCCCTTTCGTGCGCTCCAGTTCGTCGATATGTCGCAGCTGCGAGACGCTGAGAAAGTTGTACTGCGTGTTCAGCTCTGCCAGCGCCTTGACTGGATCCCGAGCAATTGAGCCAAAAGCTGCCTCGATTTTGGAGGCATCATCCCCCATGACCTGAGACCATTGCTGCGAGGCTCCGGCGGCTATGCGCAGCTGCTCTGTACTGAATTTTCCGGTTTCAGCAATGCGGACCAGTACCTCTGCCACCGACGACGCGCTGGAGTTTGTGCTCTCCCCTATTTCGGCAGCCATTTTCCACAGCTGGGCAGTGGTAGTTGCTGACGTACCGCCGGTGATGGTGATGGCCCGGTATAATGCCCGGTTTGCCTGCTCTGCCTGCCATGCCGCAACGGAAACCGCAGTCAATGCGGCGGCGAAACCGCCAACGATAACTCGCCCGGGAGTCAGAAAACGTAACAGGCCCTTTGCATGCTCAGCATTCTCAGACAGCGCATTAGCATTCTCTGACAGCGACTCCTCGGACTTATCGGCTGAAGATTTAACACCCAGCAGCTCTTCTTTTATGATCTGAAAGAGATTCCCCACGCCGCCAAACGAGTCCTTGATCTGCCCCCCTTGCTGCATCAGAACCAGCCACAGCGGCATTCCACCAGCAATTGAGGTGGCAATATCGGTGAACTGTGCAGGCAGCATCCGGATAGCCTGGCGATACTGGCCAGCGCTGAGCGTACCTTTTTTCCACACCTCATTTTGTTGCTGCAGTCGGGCAATCAGTGGCGCCGCTTCTTCTGTTACACCGAGCTGTGCGGCTTTCAGGTTCAGTAATTCCGTGCGGGATAATCCCTGCTCTTCAACCTGTGATTTAAGCTGTGCCAGGAAGCGGGCCCGCGACTGACTGGCTCTCTCTTCGGCCTGCTGCAGTTCCTTCTGCCGGGCCGTGGTCTGGGATAAGAGCGCAAGATAGTCCTGCTGCGTGATATTCCCCCGATCTCTCGCCTGGCGAAATCGTTCCTGAACGGATGATAAGGAGGACGTTTCGCCTGTCAGCCTGGTGACACCATCAATTTCGCGGAAAAAAGACTCGGCGAGCGCATCCTGCTGTCGCGCCAGCACCGCTGCCCGCGCTTCATTTTCTCTGAGCTGCTTATTTAGCCCAGCCACGCGCTGATAGGTATCATCGGCGGACTGGCCGACGGCCTGAACCTGTGCGCTCAGCCCGGCTGCCGCTGCGGCTTGTCTGCTTTGAATTTCCGAAGCAGCAGCACTGCTCGCCGCAGATTTTGACAATGCTGCAGCCTGAGCATCTTCCGCCTGGCGCATGCGCATCTGAACTTTGTCCGTCTCGTTAGCCAGGCCGCTGAACTGGTTTTTAATTCTGGCGACCTGCTCAGTGAACGTTGCGCTGTCCAGATCGAGATTGATAACCAGATCGCTAATCTGCTGGGCCATACCGGGTGCCTCCTGTGATCCCCTCCGCCGCCAGCATCATGGCATCGTCATCCTGTTCGTTATCCGCTCCGGCCCCGGCTGACGGTGACAACAGGCTGAAATCTGCAGGGGTGATATCCGGATCCTGGTACAGGAAGGTTGAAATGGTGTAGAGCAGGGATGAAAAATGGGCATCGAGCTGCGCGTCCTGAAAGTAACGCTCCCGATAAAACAGGTGCCAGTCCCCCAGCTCGGAGGACGTCATGCCAGCCAGCATGGCGCGCCAGTCGGGTCGCCCGAACTCGCGCGCCAGCTTCAGGACAAAATCAAGCTCGCTGACTAGGGCTTTTCCGCCGTAACAGGCTCATCATCAGCTGCGCCGGCGTAGGCGGCATCGTCCCCCGCCTGCTGCTCATCAACGGCCGGCGTTATCATCCCCGACAGGGTCTTAACGGCGACTTCCGCTTGCCCAACTGCCTCAGCAGGCCAGGTACTCATCACCTGATCAAACAACTCATCCTCAGAGGGGCCGGTCGGATCATTGTGCCAGAGCGAATAAGAAATCAGCCGGGCGCCGTTGCGAATGCTCATCCCAATCAGACGGGTTGTCATGGCCTGCTCGCTCAGATCATCGCCCTCCTCTGTCAGCGCTTTTTCTTCTCCTGCCAGATATTCCAGGTAATTGATGCGCTGTAGGGCCGACAGCTCGGATAGCGTCGTGGCCTGACCATTAAACTTAAACTGCTCTTTTTTCAGAAACATTTTCGCTATCCTCAGGGTGCTGTGACGGTGAGTTTGCAGGTCGCAACAAAGCTGCCGTCGTTGCTCATGCAGATGATGTCAGCGCTGCCCGCAGCCACACCGGTGACAATCAGTGATTTTCCGCTGACTGCTACCATGGCTTTACTGCCATCGGATGTGGCCGCACGGAACGACTGATCCGATGCGCTGGCGGGCAGAAACGAGAGATTTATCGTTGTGGTGGCACCGACGGCAACACTGGCAGTGGCCTTATCCAGTTTGATGCCGGTGACGGCGATAGCCGGTGTTCCGCTCTCTTCCGCCAGCTCAGGCTTGCCGGTGTTCGTGATTTTGGCGGTGCGGGTGATCACCTCCTTCGCAGGAACGGCTTTACCCAGACTGCTGCACCACCCTTTAAAAACGTCCACAGTGCCATTGGGGTACTTGATTTTGTAAGCCTTCACGGTGCCATCAACAAACCAGGCTACCAGCGATTTTTGCCCGTCCTCACCGGGCTTCCAGGCCAGCGTCAGCGACGTATCGCCTGCTGATTTTGCACCCTGGGCCGTCGCGGTCCAATCAGCGTCATCGTCGTCCAGGTAGGTGTCGTCATACGACTCCGCCGTCATTTCGCCCGGCGTCAGCTCTTTAATTTTTGCCAGGCGCTGCCAGTCGGCATCAGAGAGCGGGTTGCTATAGGGGTTGCCCGTGCCGGTATACAGCCAGAGTGTGGTACCGGCGCCCTTGACGGGAGCCAGTGGGTTTGGTGTCGGCATGTTGTCCTCACATTTCGTAATTAATTGAGTATCTGAGATCGGCTGAACTCCACAGCGCGAGGCTATCATCACGCTGGTATTCATAGCCCTGTGGAACCATTACGGTAATCAGTTCGCTTAACGCCGGAATATCCGAGATAGCGGGATAAATGCGTGTTTCAACCCAAGCATCAAGGTCGGAGTCTGGCACCTGAGCAGGAAGAAAAACCTCGACGTGAAGCGTTGCCTGCCAGGCATCACCATCCAGCTCTTCGCCGGTGTATTCCGCATCGGATAAATAAACCGCTATAGCAGGGAAGTCTTCTTCCTCAATAACGGCTGGGCGACCGTCAAAATAAATGACCTCGTTCCCAATCGTTTTTTCCAGCGCATCAATAACGGCGGCGCGTATTTCTGTATGTTTCATCGTTTAAAATAAAGCCTCAGTTGCTGCCTGAGTGCGGCTGCGAGTTGTTTCGGCATATCATCGGCCAGCATGCGCTTCTTCTCGATCTCAAAGGCATCTGTCAGGGGCTTAACCAGTGGAACTTTCACAACATCGATGGGATAACGGCTCCTGCCATTGATGCGCCGCATAACCTGCCAGCGTCCATTGGCCAGTTGCTGTAGGAAAGCATCTCTAAAAAGATATTTACCTACCTTCAGCACGCTGCCTTTTTTCAGGAGCGCGCCTTTCTTACGGGTTAGCCTGACCTGAACATCTCCAAGATTTTTGGCCGGCAGGTTGCCGCGGTTGACGCGGATCCGGCATTTTTTGCCCGACGTGGATGCTTTGCTGAGCTTTACGCGCTGCCTGATTATGCGAACAGGTAACCCTTTTACTCGGTTGTCGCCAACAATGACCTCACGGGCAACCACACGAACAGCGCGCGATACCGCCGATGTGGCTACGCGGTTTATGGCCCATACGCTGGCTTTTGGAACCATATTGCGATCGAGGCTGTTCAGATTTTCGATTACTTGCGCCAGTCCTTTTATTGCCATAGAGCCTCCTAACGGCGCCGGGTGCTTGCTGGCGGCACGCCTCGGATCAGCCAGACGTAACAGGAACCGCAGTCATCTGGCGTTATTCGATCAACCCAGAAAACGTCATCGGCTATTTTTAATGTATCCATGCGTCGTAATTGTCGGATACTGGACGTCTCTACGAAGATCGATGGGCTGGCTCCTTCAATACGCACTCCGCCTGCGACATATCCAATATTCTCTGGATCATCAAAAACACCGGCGATGGAGCCACCGGCTAGCAAACCAGAAGTAACATGGATTTCAGCGGCCATTACTTTGCGGATTGCGCCGTCGGCCTGAGAAATAGCCGCATCAAAGATATTGTCGAAATCTCCCATAAATCCCCCTTTACAGGCGGACCGCAAGATTCCGCTTAACCAGTTCATCCGCATCTGCAGACGAAACCCGAACGACAGTGCCAGGTTCAACCAGCGAGAGCCGTTCATCGCTAAACTCACAAACGGCTTCTACATGAAGAGTAAAAAGGGGCTTAACTTTTGTCAGGCCTTCGTGCAACCCTGCGGGTGCTACTGGCTTAACACCTTGCTCGTTAGGATCGCCACCAACCTGATCTTCATCATCAGGGTTGGGGTCAATGTCATCCCCAATTTCCTCTTCCAGTTCGGCGACTCTCATCACCAGTTCTTCCTTAGAGCCGGTCAAATTAACCTCGCGGCCCAGCTTTTCCGCCAGCGTTTTCAGGCGTGCAATCAGTTCTTCTTTGTTCATGTGGTTATTACCTTGCAGAAAAGAAAATGGCCCCGCGGGGCCATGGTCATGATTACGCCAGCTTGACCGTTACAAACTGGTCCGGGTCGGCGAGCAGCATCAGCGGCGCCGACTGGATCATGGTGAACTCGCGCGCAGGATCGCCCGTTTGCACCCAGTTTTTGGGGTAACGGGTCGACGCATTAATACCTTCGCGCTGTGCATCCACATCCTGAATACAACCGTAGGTGCGAAGACCGCGGGCCTGGGTGTTGCCTAGCACCATGGTCAGATCAGGCATGTAATTCTTTTTCGCACCAGCCTCAACGTACTGGCCCGAATAAACTACGATGGCCACATCGCCATACATGCCTTTGTAAGAAACGGCCTCACCCAGATCCTTCAACGCCGTTTCCAGCTCGGAGTTAGAGCCGCGACGGGTATCCAGCTTCTCTTTTACCGCCTTAAATGAACGGAACAACGCCCAGCCCTTAGCATCGAAAACAATAATGTTGACCACGCCGCTGGCATTGATCGAATAGGCTTCAATGTCATCGGTTGGGTCATACGTTTCCTTGTCACGGCTCGACCAACCGGCAGCCCCCGCCTGAATGATGTTGTTGCCGTCGCTGCGGCCCATATCCACTTCAACAGGCTCGAAGGCTTCGCCGGTCATCGTATACTTCCCGTTAAGAACAGCTGAGACCGCCTGCATTTCTTCAACCTGCGCGATTGCCAACTCTTCATCTTTCATGTTCTGAAGGATGATGCGGCGGCGACGGTAAGCGGGATCGGCAAGGTTCTGCGGATCTTCATCTGGCAGGCGGCGTAGGGTCATCTGCGGATTGACCTCATGCTTCGGTTTGACGTAACCAGGGGTGAATTCGGAAGTTGCACCTCCGCGGCTGCGAATTACCTTGCCGGAGACAATAGGCGAGACATAAAGCGCCATGTTGACCAGCCCGGGGATCTGGGATAGGTAAACCTTCTCAGTAGTGAAAGGATAGCTCTCGCGAAAGAAGATCCGCAGAAACAGCGGGTCAAACTTGAATTTCTTCTCATTAACCGCCAACAGCTGAGCAGTGGTGTAAATTGACATAGATTTTTCCCATAAAAAAAGCCGCTGCAGCGGCTCGGATGAAAGGTGGTGGATTTACTTTAAAGTCAGGGCCGGTTTAAACGATGCTGATAGCCGTTCCGGAAAATGCATTGCGCTTAATGCCTTCGTCGGTGACAGCCTCCGGCCAGGCAACATCCTCGATGCGGAAGGAACCGGACTTGAAGAACGTGAGTTCCTGACTGTTCTGGTCGGCACTGATGGCCAGAATGCCGTTCGCGGCGCCAGCATGTTCGCCATCCCAGGCCACCAGCTTGCCTGACGTGGCATCGAGCATCAGCGGCGTCATCGCTGGTGTTGCTGCCGCCAGAGCGCCGGCGCCGTATGCGGTATGCGCCGGGTCGCTATTACCCAGCGGTTGATGGTGAATGAAAGTTTCTACGTTAGCCATGTGAGCCTCTTAAACCGGAGTGTTCAACAGATCGTCGGCTTCATCAGACGACGGAGTATTAGCGGACAGCGCACCAGGCGCAGATTCCATCTGCCTGTCCAGCGCCGTTTCGCTGCGCGCCTGAGCACTTTGAGGAGCAGCCGCAAGGATGCGCTGAGCAGTTTCAACGGTCATCCCGGGCGTTTCGGCCAGCGCGCGGGCCTGGGCCTCACGCCCCTGAGCCTCCTCGCAATTGAGGATCCCCATAATTCGGTCGTTCTCTGCCGCAACCGCCGAGTTAATCTGCTCAGCAACGTCGGGCGCCTGCTGCGTAAGAGGCGCGGTGGGTTGTGTGGCAACAATCTCGTTGTTAGCCGGAGAGGAATCACTGGCGGCTGCAACGGGCGTGTTCACTGCTGCAGATGCAGTAGCTGTTTTCATATTTACTCCTGTGAATATTTTACGATGGGTATCAAGCGCCTCACGCATCACGGCGAGTGCGTCAGTATTGTTTACGAGTTCGTCTGCCAGCCCACTGTCGACAGACTCCTGACCAGAGAAAACGGCTGCTTCGGTATCAAGCACCGCCTGAACGGACATCCCGGTGTAACCCGCGACTTTTTCAGCAAACATCTGCCGGGTAGCGTCGATACGCGCCTGGAATGCCTCGCGTACATCCTTCGGCAATTTCTCGTAAGGGTTGCCATCAACCTTGTGCTCACCGCTATAAATTAGCGTGACTTCCACACCTTGCGATTTCAGTACCTGCCCATAGTTGCTGTGCGCCATCATGACGCCAATGGAGCCGGTTCTTGCGGTTTGCGTTACCAGTCTGCGCGATGCGGCACTGGCAATGAGCTGCCCGGCACTGCAATTCATGTCATTCGCCAGTGCCCAGACGGGTTTGATGTCGCGAGCCCTGGCAATGATGTCAGCGCAGTCGAATGCACCGGCCACCATGCCACCGGGCGTATCCATATCCAGCAGAATGCCGTCGACCTCCGGATCACTGATGGCCTGCTGCAGGCGGGCAATAACCCCGTTGTATCCGGTCATACCGGAATAAGGCTGCAGCGAGCGGGTTTTACTGACCAGCGTGCCGGCGACAGGAAGCACAGCAATACCCTTTTCCACCTGGTAGCCTCGTATCGGACGCGGTCCCGCCTCATCATTACCGAACAACATCAGCGGCTCCGCCATTTGTTCAGCATCCAGCGTGGCACCCGATACAGTGTCAGTCAGCCGGGTGATGCCCAACTGCCCGGCAAGCGCGCAAAAGAAAACCCGCGCGTAGGCGGGCTCCAGTAGTAGTGGTTCGTTAAATGCCATACTGGCAATGTGCGGGAGATTACGCAGCTCGGGCGTCATCGTTATCCTCCTGAGTTGATTTATTCAGCCCTGACTCGAAGGCAGCAGCCGCCCATGCAGGTGGTGTGAGTCCGGCTTCA